TCACGTTAAGCCAGCCTCCTTTTTCGCTGCGTCAATGGCTTCGCAAACAACCTGTTCAAGTTTTGACAGATGTTCCTGAATTGCCGGGTAAAGGTATGGACGAGCTTGCATGTAGTGAGTTCCAAACTCAACGAACAAAGCGTAGCTGGCTTCAGCGCCAAATTGAGCAACCCATTCGTGAACCTTGGCATAGATTGAACTACGCAAACGTCCAGTCTTCATTGGCGCAAGTTGCTTGGCAGATTCTTTAACCTCAGTCGCCCAACTCTCCAGTTGCCTATGTACATGTCCATGCAGGCCAAAATCAAACCTTCCCAAGGCAGCCTTAAACTCTTCAACGCCCTCAAATGTACAGGTTATTTCGACCGCCATTTCGCCTCCCTCTCAGCCTTTCTTCTCTCTTCCTCAGCTTGTTTGTCTAACTCATTGAGGACGACAATGAATTGCTGGATGGTTTTTGCTGGCTGTTTTGCGAGTTGGTTTGGGGTCCAGCCGAAGGTTTGGCAAAGCCGAAACTCTGAAAGAGCTGGATGCGGCTTTCCTCGTCTAATTGCTCCAATAAAAAACGTAAGTCTTCGTGTGTCACGCCATTTAACTTGTTAACGATCTTTGAGAACAATTCGCCAAGCTCTATAGGGACGCCTTCGTCTTCGCTTAGCAATTTCTCCAATGTTATAGGTTTCTGATGTGGTTGTTCTTTGAGGCTTGCCCAAATAGTTTCGGCTTGAATTGCTATGAAATCGCTACTGACAACCTGTCCAGACAATGGATGATATTTTGTGTGCTTCTGGATTATGCGGCTGCGTTTAGCCCAAGTAATCTCTTGAAAGACGTAGCGCCCGTTAAACTCTTTCCCGAACCTCGCATCAAGCTCCAAAGTTTCCATTCGCACTAGCAAAACCCCTAGCTTATAACAACATCTTTAGCCACAAAAGAAGCCTTCAGGCTGACAAGGTCTTCGATGCGTGTGGACATGGAAACGTTTTCCCACTTGCAATATTTGAATAAGGCGTTGTTTGAGCCGCCTAAGCCAAACTTTAGGCTGAACTCGCTGTCGTTGATTACGTCATCGAACTCTTGTTTGCTTTCAAACTCAAAGGTCAATTCGCCTATTAGGTTGCGATGGCGTGTTGGCAAATACTTGAGCATGTCCCCGCTAGTGGACCGAATCACGGGAACTTGTTTAAGGTTATTTTCGATTGTGAATTTCCAGTTAGTAACCCTTTCAACCGCTGCTAGACCTGAACCGTCTCCCGCTCCGCGTTGGACGTAGCTGTCATAGTAGGGAATTGCGCCTAAGTAGTCTGCGTAGGTTGCTCCGGTTATTTTTGAAATGCCTACGACAGCGTTTTGTCCAATTAATTCAACAGTTGCCTTAACGACATCTTCGATACTGCACTCGACCGTTGTCTTGTCCATTCTGCAGCCTTTATGAAGAATGTCAATGACTCCAGAGGCTTTCTCGTAGAAGATTTCAACGCTCAAAGAGTTTAACGTGGCTATGTGCTGCAGAAAGTTTATTGGTGCGTCGCTCGGCAGAGGATAGACAACTTTAACGTCCACATGCCTCAAGCCCTTCTTGATTACTTGTAAATCTCTGCTTCCAATTCCTCGAACTTTGATTAGGCTCGGATTCAGGGCAGGCTCAATGTTTTCGGCTTTTATGCCAAGCATGGATGGATTTGTTGGCGTTTCTCCGTAGTTTGTTTCTTGCACGTAGTAGATTTTTGCTTCATGCGCGCCATACGGCATACTCATTCTTTTTCATTCCTCCTGTTTATGTTGCCACAACAGTTTCAAACAACCATGATTTTATGATGAACTCTGTCCGCCACAAGAACGGCTTAACCCGAACCTCATCCCTGTCTTGATAAGTGAAAACGTCTGCATAGGTTACCCCATTGACCGTAAATTCGATTTCCACATAATCGCAGTAAAGAATTGCCGGAGCTAAGCCGTCGCTGGGATTGGTGGTTCTTGCAAGCAAGTACACATAACCATTAGCGTCAACATAATCCGGCAAACTTGAATTTAGAGTACTAGTCAACAGCTCATCGACACCGCCAGTGCCAGAAACAGCATTTTGCCAAGCAGAAGCAGAAAAATTCCAAACCTTAATGGTAACGCCGTTTCCGCTGGGAGCAGTGCCATAACCTTCAAACTTTAAGACTATCTGCTTCAGAACATTCTCTTTAGCGCCTATTTTGAAACGGAAAAGCATTGAAGCAAGACTGCCATACTCATCAGCCATCACATTAAAGCGCGTGTCATCGCTATACCAGATTTTCTGATAATCGCCATCCGTAAGCTCCGTCCAGCCAGAATTTGTGGGCGCTAATTCAGCAGTAGCATGATAAGCCTTATGTGTCCCTGTTGAACTTCCAACACCCTCGAAACTGTAGTCCGTCAAGTTTGGTTTATTTCGTTTTTCACGAACAACCCGATTAACATCAGCACGGATTCTGTCGCTCATACTTCTGCCAACAACACCCTGTTCAGGCTTATCCACAACCCAAACACTAACCCGAACAAAACTCAAACACCGCCTCAAATTTCCATCAAAACTAAGCTTTTGGTCTTCGCTATGGTCCAACCCAACGCTTATCTGACCGTCGCAGCTTTTCAAAAGTTCACGGTCATACCATTCACCACTCACTTCTATCAACGCAAGAGAACCATCGTCTTTTAAAACCCGCAGATAACGCCTAAGCAAACGAACAAGTGTAGAAACCGGGTCTTCAACTGAGCTCAGTGTCCAACAAGCCTCCTGCAAATGGCTCGGTAATGGTCAGGTTCGCCTTTAAAACGGAATAGCTGAACAGGACTTGCTTCGTACTCTACGCCATGGCGGCGAATTTTGTCGTGGGTGCGGATTGGAATAAGAGTGTAAAGCGTGACAAAATCGTTCACAGTGTAACCAGGCTCGATGATGATTTCTTCTGGCAGTCTGAGGCTGGCAATGGCTTTGATGCTTATGCCTTCGCCGTAGAAAACTGTTTCACCAGCTTGCAGAACTGGATAGAGAGTGACGCTCTCGCCAAACTTCTCTAAGAAGGCTTTAAAAGGGGTTCGAACAGGCTGATAATGCAAAAGCATCAAACCAAGCCACGAAACCGTAATCGTAGACTGCTTATTTTCTACAAAGCTAAAGTCCAAAAATTTGACACCCCAAAACATAGACTCTTCATAGTGCGCGTTCATGATTTGCACGCTCAATTCAAGACTGGGCTTATCCTTGGCTGCCCTAATCCCGTGCAAAATGCCGCTCGTCACACAATCGTAATAGTCGCAGGCAGCCTTCCGCTTAACAATGTCTATGTAGCCTGCCCAGCAGATGTTTGGATTATACCCTGCATAATCGGCACTGGCTGGAATGGTGTTGATGAATTCGTAGACTTTTTCGCAGCTTAGACTCCAGCCTTCATAGCTATAAAGCCCAATCAAAGCATAAGCGAATGGATCATCGTAAACTTCGTTTTCGCTTAAGCCCATTCTATGCCAATCTTCATCAGAGGGGTCATAAAACAGCCAAAGATTCTCAAAGCCGCCTCTGAGAAAATCTGTTGCTTTGCTCATCATGGTCTGGTACGCGGTTGCATTAGCTACATCATACTGTTCGGCGAACATTTTCAAACCAATAAGCCCATAAAGACATTCGACATCCATCTGCAAAAGCCAACCATCATTAACATCAACAGCTCTAGCAAAACCGCCGTACGTCTGCTTATCCTGAACAGTTTTAAGAAATGTAGCTCCAGCAAGCTTCGCTGAATCCAAAAAATCTACATCATTTGTCAACTGATAAGCCTTCAAAAGCGACGGGATAACGCGACAAGCATCAATGCTATAATAATAGCTGCTTGTCTCGTTGCTCTTGAACCCGCCATATGCCTTTTTCCCATTATCCACACATTGTTGCGTCAAAATGAAATCAGCTAACGAAATAATCTTGTTATAGATCTCAGTTTTACGATTTTCAAATCGCTCATCTTGATAGGCTTCAAAAAGGAAGTCTATGGAAAAAGCAGCCGAGGCAACCCCTCGACCAAAAGAAAGGTCTGGACCAGAACCTGGAATATAATAAAAGTAGGGAGCATTATCGAGAATGAATTGGAGATACGTGTCAAGTGCCGCCATGTTTACACGCTTCCCACATAAGGCATTTTCAAATTGCCCAAAACACGCTCAAGCTCAGCTTGCAGAATATTCAAAGGCGGAGCCTTTTCCAACACGCTTACATTCTGGTCGCCAACACTGAAGTTTAAGCCAACAGCAGATCCACCGGTCAAATAGCAAACTGCATAAACCGCAGATAATAGCGTGATAAACTCCTTTTCAGCATCAGTGCAGTCACTGTAATCTATTTCCTTTCTAAGTTCAAGCTCAAGCGTAACCTCAGCCCGCTTGATCATCTTCAAAACCTTAGCATCATGAACATCCGCGGAGCTCAGATTAATCACGTCACGAACATCATCAACCGACACGATTGCCAAACAGCCCAAGCCTCAAACATAAAATTGGAAAAGAAGCCAGATTTAAACAATTTTCACAATAAAAAAGCAGAATTCAACACTTATTAACAGAAAATTAGATTTTCAAACTTCTTTGCGAAAATACACTAACTTTTTGGTTTTCTCTTGGCTCTTTTCTTTACGTAAAAGACGATGGCTGCTATGAAAATCGCTAATATAGGCAAGATTACCTGAAGCGGAAATTGTGGAGATTGTGGAACTGATGCATCTGAGTAGAATGTGTGGAGAACGTCTGCAAGCAGGTTGACGGCAAGGTTGAGGGAGTCTCCGCAGCGGTTCATAAATGTTGGATTGCTCCAGTCGTAGTTTTGATCCATCCATGTGCATGTCAAGTCTCCGTCTTCGTCGAAGGTTGTGTCATAGGCAACCCTTAAAGCAGCATCGTAAGCAGAAGTTTCATTCAAAGCTCCATCGAAAACGAGGAACGTGTTGAATTCATCTTCGTGACTGTTTGTTCTTTCATTCACGTAGTCCTCATAATCGCTGTGATGCTTCTCAGTGCCCCAGTCTGTTTCGGAGCCCATTACGTGCCCGAAAACTGCCAAGTCGCAAATATAATGCGCCATCACGCCGAGCTTTTTCGCTGCATTTGTCAATTCTCCTGCAGTGTAGAGGCTGATTGCGCTAGCGTATTCTATTTGCGCTCTCAGTGCTGAGGCGTCGTCTTGTAAGGAATCGTTTGCAAAATAGTACACATGGTGCTTTCCAGTGTCTCCTATGCCTTCGGAAGCTTCACCGTTGTCGGGCAACTCAGTTCCATAGAGATAACTAGCTAGATTGTTGAGAATGAACTGTTTCTCTTCTGAAGGCAACCAGTCCAATGCGTGTTGAGCAATCCAGTCGTGTGTGCCATAGTCTGGATTGTTTGGGTCAGCGCTGAAGCCGCCGTTGCTCCACCCGTGAACAACCACAAAATTGGCACTGACTTCGACTAGCACGGTTAGAAGGATGGTAACACGCCAAAAGACTCTGCACTTTGTTAACATGCTAGACCTCGTAAACTAACTGAAAAGAATAGAACTTAAAATTTACTAAATGCCAGTCTCAAGGTGTCAAGGATTTACGTTTTTTCAGATGGCGCATGCTGCAAAATCTCGCTATACTAGGATTATTCGGAAACAAAGTAAAGGCTTAAATAATGTATACGCTATTAGCCTAGTTCTTATAATAGTAGATTCAATTGGAGTGAAAATGCATGGTTAGCGAAGGAAGAGGACGCATTTTCAGAAGAAAAGACGGCAAATACCTAATTTACTTACCATTAGACCTTGCAGAAGACAGCATGTTCCCATTCAAAAACTACACCAAGACAAAGAGAGGCGCAGACTCAATTCTTGTCAAAGTCAGCTTTAAACCCGGTGACAACAGAATAATCATAGAGAAATGGCAAGAACCAAAACAAGAATAAACAAGCCACATCCCACAATCCTGACTCATTTATTTTCTAATTCGACCAAAGATTTTTCTAAAATCCTAATATCAGAGCAGCAGAAAGCAACACCATTCAATTTCTCACTTTTGAGGACGTATTTTTCTGTAAAGTTCTAGAGCTGGTTTCCATATGAAGATGATAGTCAATATTGTAAACAACGTGTACATGACGCCTGATGCCAAGGCAAGATATGTTAGATTCCAAAGAAGAAACATCAACACTATTGCTATACCCCACAAACTGAAACTAAAAAACCACAGCCACATCATAATGCGTCTTCCCTTCGCTTCTGGCGGCACAGCTTTGATGCAATAACTCAGGTAGAATATGCCGTAGAATAACATGAATTGGAAGACGTAGAACATGAATGCTAGAAAGAAGAGTGTAGACTGTGACTGGAAACTGCCTGGGTTTGGAAGTAAAGTAACAAGTAAAGTGATTGCTGTGAATGTGAAACCGCAAAGCAATGCAAGTACCTGCAAAGCCACTGATTCGTAAGCAAGATAACTTGAGTAATCCTCCTCTTTTGTGGACACCTACAATAACCCCAAATAGGTTAGGTCTTCAGCTTCACTTTTTATGGCTTGTGGAAGAATTTTAAAATGACTAGATTGTTAAGTTTTAAGACGTAATTCAACCATTCTAGTCTTTTAGGTGATAAAAAATGTTGGATATACCGTCTATTTCGGCAATGGTTGCGGCGATAGGCGTGATAATAGGTGTTGTCTTAACTGTCTTACAACTGAGAGATATCGCCAAGACCCGACATACAGAGCTAATCATGAGACTATATTCAACTTACGGTAGCAACGAATTTCGAGAAGCGATAATAAAAGTCATGAATCTACAATTTGAGGATTACGAGGACTATGTAAAGAAGTATGGTGCATGGTTTTCCGATGAGCCTGCCCACAAGGCAATGGCTATGGTCGGCATGTTCTTTGAAGGGCTAGGAATTCTTCTAGACGAAAAACTCATAGACGCTAGTCTCACTTACAAACTCTTCTCCACGCCTATCAGGCTCTTTTGGGCCAAATTCAAGCCTCTAGCAGAGGGTCTGAGAAAAGAATTTAATGACCCGACAGTGTTTGAGAACTGTGAATATCTCTACAATGAAATGCAAAAAAGAGAACAACAAGCAACAAAAATCCAGTAAAACTTCCCACATCTTTTTTTACTAACTACTTGTTACAACGAAAGCATTTTATGTCCGAAGCCTAATATTCAGAATTGTGCTCTGCTAGACCATAACAAACGTAGATACACTTTGAGTTTGGATTAGCTATGTTGAGGTATTTGTTTTTTCAGATGATGAAAACGAGCAGGGATTAGAACATTCCGGCTGTGATGATAGAAAAAATGGTCACTGATGAAATCTACCTCGCTCTTCTCCCAACTATTAACCTTTTTTGCGATTTCCGAACAATATGAACCACTTATAGAGTTTATAAAAAAAGAGAATTCATGGTCTCGCTGTGTCAACAAGTTTCTGCAGCCAAACAGTCACGGCTGTCGGTCCAATCAATGCAGTGTAAACATCAAACGTCATACCAGCCATATCCAAGCCCAACGCTGAAAAAACGCCGATGGCAACTGTCCTCAGGAACTTCTTCCAACTGAAAGGTTTATCTTGCGCTGCATAACCCAAGAAAGCGTAGACCAAGGCTGCACAGATTCCTAATCCAACGTTTAACATATTCATTTCCTATTTTCACCTCCTACCCGCGCATTTCCCGCCTTCTGGAAAGTGCATAAGGCATTTTGACCAAAAGGAGAAAGGAGAAGCAAAAACAGCGTCATTTCTGTACACCTTCCATGAAGGTTTCGGGTTGCGGTTTCTCCCAAAGCTGCCAACCAAATTTAACAGCGTTCTTGCGAAACTCTTCCTCACGGATTAATTTCAACTCTGCAGCCTTCAGCATGTCGGCCATAACGATTTCAGGCGCTTTTTCAGTTCCCCAGTTTAGGCGAATCTGAGCCTCTGATGGCTTGAAGCCCGCTTGAGACAAAATAACAGCGAAAATGTCTCGTTCAACCTGTCGCTTAATATAACGCTGAATGGGCTTAACCAGCATGTTTTGCAAGTCGAGAGCCGCCTTTGCAGAGGCTTCAGTGAAGCCTGGAGTGCTGAACAAGCGCGGCAGAGGCGTTTCGCATCCGAGGTAAAACTGGTTTATTATGTGATCCACGTAGTATTCAAAGCGAGCCCGAGGGTCTAGGGTTATGGGTTTTATGTCGCCTTTACCGCTGTAAAACAGCCATGCGCCTTCTTCACTGCGGTTTTTTATTGCTTTTTCAAATTTTTGGATTGTTGCTTCATCCGCTCTCTCAAGCAGAGCTAAGACATCTGGTCCAGCATATTTTTCGAAAATTTTTGGCATTATGCGTTCGATTTTGGCTTTCATCCATGCGTAGGCTGGTCTTCGGTCAGACTGGAAAGTAAGCGAATGCAGGAGCACTTGCAAGACGCCTGTTCCAAAGCCTGATAAGCCAAGGCAGTTTATTCGCCAGTGGATTATGGCTTCTGGCCTGAGGTCTTCTCCGTCGTAGCTTTGCCTTAGCTTATATCCTTCAACTTTGTAGGGAACCTTTAAGCCACTGTTCGGCATGTAGCTTTGCTCAATGTGTTCAATCGCATCTATTGGAAGCCTATGTAACTCCAAGAGCTTTTCTGGCGTGATTTTGAGCCAAAAATCATTCCCGCACGCGATTAAAATGCGAGCCATATCGCAGAGCAAAGCATCTTGATTGACTTTTTCATTGAATTCGTCTACAACCTTTTTCGCCTCCTCAGCCCTCTCGTATTTTTCGTTAGCTGTTGTGTAGAAGCCCATGCCAACTGCTGAGGCTGCCAGTAAATCGACGCTTGCCTTGCATGTTGGGTCCCTTTCATAAAGTTTTATTACGTCAGCAAGCGGAAGGCTTGGTGATTCATAAATTGTGGATGACTGTGGAAATGCGTATCCGCTTTTTGTTTTGAGCGAAAAAGCCTCAGCCAAGCGTTTTAGGATACTGCTCATTGCAACCCCTCCAGAAGTTTAAGTCCTTTTTCAGTAATCACGTATGGAGCGCGGTGTTTTTGTTCGCTTTTCTGCAGATAGCCATTTTGAACAAGGTAGTGGAATATGCCTTCAAAAGTGGCGTGCGTCCCAAACTTTTTAACGGTTCTTTTCTCAAGCTCAGTTCTGCATAGGGGCTGTCTTCTGAGCTCGTTCAACACGGTTTTTGCAAGACTTAATCTTTCATGCAGGTTTCTCATGCACAAACAACCTCAACCGGTTTTTGGGTACTATAAAAGGGGGGAGAATGATTAGTGCAAACCATCAGAATCTGCAGGTCTCGTTTGCCATCAACGCCGTAGGTTTTGGATGCCAAGTCTGGCGCGTAAGACGTCATTTCAGCTCCACACAATTGGCAATGTTGCCAGCAATCGCAGAAGACAACATCATCCTTTCTATCCGAATAGTGAATCTTTCCACATGAGGGGCATTTGCCTTCGTATTTTGCCATTTCCGCTCTACCTAGACAGCTTATAGCGATGTGGATATGTTGGTCATCTTTGCGACTGCTTCGCTACGTAATACGCCTAAGCCGAAACGTGTAGTGGCTCTAGCCCCGTATTTGCCATTCTTTATGTCTTCCCAATCCTCAACAGTTATGTCCCTTCGCAGAAGCATGACAGAGGCCACGCGGGTGTCTATGGCGTAGGCTGTTCCATTAGTGACTAGGGTGCTGGCTTGAACACGCATGCCCAAAACGCTTGTTACAGTGCCCTGTTCTAGGTCTGTTTGCCCAGAGGGCAGGTATTGGGCGTGGATAAATTTGTCATCGTTGAGCAGTTGATGCAGTTGCACCTCATTTACTACAAGAACAGTGGGACGCCAGTTTTCTCCTCGAACAGCATTATGAAGCTTAACTAAGCCATTCCAGTTCATGGCTGCTCCACCTTGGTTTATGGGTGCACCACCAGCCAAGTCTGCGTCTGCTACGGCGCCATAAAGCGCCAGTATCTTGTTTGTTTCTTCTTCGCCCAAAGCTCTGCCAACCCTTTCGACCATGTTGTCCATAACGTTCCAGGTGGCGTCTTCTAGGAACTCGCGGGTCCATTCTTCAGAGGCTTCGGCTAAAATGTTAGTGTAAATGTCAACTGTGCTGGTTTTCTTTCCGCTGAGTCTTGTCACTGTGCCTTCGGCATAGCGATAAGCAACAGCCTTCTCATCAAGCGGAAATCTTTCCATTGTTTCGGTTGTTGGGCGTACTGTGATGATGTTTCTGCCTATCATTTCTGGATAAGCAGCTTGCACAAGAGTGTCGTGCATACGTCCAAGAGCATTTACTGCATCGCTGAACAAGCCTTCTTTCACGCCGACTTCACAGTACCGCCTTAGGAACGGATGCACAGCTGCTTTATGTCTTAAGTTGTCAACATGTTCCTTGAACTCGCCGTCCCGTTGCATTAAGGCTTCAAAAAGTCGAGGTTTCAAGACTATCACTTCTCCACACAAATGAATAGTAAGTCGTCAGCGGCAGTCGTTGTTGCGAGAGCTGTTCCAATTTTGCGGTTATAATAAATCGTATACGTGCCCGTTCCGCCTTCATTCACGGCTTGGTCTGTCAACTGAAGCACTCTTTTTGACGAATCTGCACCATAAACAGCTTTGCCACGAGTTACGGCTCCACCGGCCTTCACCTTGACTCTCCCACGAACCAGAACAGGACATGGATCGCCTGAAGCAACGCTTTTAACAGCTATACCTATGCAGTCTTGAGCTGAAGTTGCCGGACCAACTTTGTTGTCGGCGCTCAAGTAAACTGGGTCGCCCTTTGTTATGGCCGCTGTAGCCTCGAAGGCTTCGACAATGGCGTTTGGATCGTCTGTTTCTCCTGCTGCCATCCAAGTTTTTCCAGTTAAATCAGCCATCCATTATCACTCCAAAACTATTGTTTTGCTTTCGCTGAGTTCATCCTCAGCTACTTGCACTCACCACCGTGACTTTCACGAATCTTGTTAAGTTTCAAAACGACCCTACGCAATTCTTGGCACATTCTTTGGGGGCCAAAACTCCAGCTACGCTGAATGATTGGGTTTGGCAAGACAGATTCGATTAAACTTATGACTTCGTTTATGGGTATTGTTGGCTCCGCTGTGTGTTTGAAAAGGCTTTCAGCAATATCGCTTTTATCTAAGATCTTGTTTGTGGGCAAAGAGGTCATGTAGTGGGGATGAAGCGAAAGCCAATCCCGAATCTTGGTCTGGTCCCACATTTTTTCCTTGGCAAAGAAAATAGCTTGAGTGCGCTGAACTTCAGGTTGCAGCCGCGGCTTTCCCAGAACAGCCAAAATTCCATTCTCTTTATCAAGCCAGATAGTAGTAAAATGTTCAGGCAGAAAAGCTGAAGCATCCTGATAAAAGCCGAGAATGTATTCACCGGCAATTATGGGCTCTGAAGCCTGCTCTATAGTTTGCAGCTTTTCCATGATTTGGATGTTTGTCTCAGGTATGCCAGGCACAGCCACAAGACTTAATTCAGCATTGTGCAGTTCATGCGGAATTTTTCCGTCAAAAATGTCGATGGTTTCGTAGTCTGCACCAACACTTACATGCCTAATCAAACCTTTGCGGATTTTCTCAGCCGTTTCAGTATCATAGATTTCTGCCTCGTACCAGAGGTTTTGCCCATCCCATTCAGTCTTAATTATTTTTCCAACAGCGTTTGGGACTGCAACATGCTCAACATAGACCGATGCTGAAACAAGTTTAGTGGCGAAGGACTGCAATTCTTCAGGCATGTAAATGTTGAAGTTTCTGCTCATGCCTGCGGTCATGGCGATGCCACGAATCCGTAAAGGTTTGTCGACAATTTTCTCTAAAACCTTGAAAGGTAAAACAACGGAAAAATGCTGTCGCATAGTTTCGTTTTTATGGTGTTTTTCAAACCAAGCCTTAGCCTTATCAAGCGTCCAGCCCTTAGCCACAGCGAACAAGTAGCTTTGAACCTCCATAGTGGTCTTGCTCTTAGGCTTGCCAATAATGGCTTTAATGCCCTCATCCTCAGAAATCGTAATCGTACGAAGGCTATCATGTTGAAACTCCTCCGGACTGCGATGTCCGCTGCGGATATGCTCGTCAGTTGTTTCCCATGGCAATTTTACACCAACCTATAACACAACTAACACCAGACTAATATACGAAGAAAATGAAAAGGCGAATTGTACAACCCAATAGCCCATCCAAATGCCCGCAAATGCACCATCCCGATGGGCTAAAGCCAAAAAAGTGAACAAAAATGCCCAGAAAATGCGTAGTAAAAGTAGTCCTAAGCAAGGAACAGAAAGAAATTCTCAACGAACTAGCAGTAAGACTTGGCACAAGCGAAAGCGAAACGTTAAGACTGGCTTTAATGGACTATGCAAAAGAACTAAGCCTGATAAGAGAAAGGGTGCACAGAATAGGCGTTCAATTATTCAAAGGACAAATAGACAATATTGCCCCAGTTTAA